CCAAGCACCATCAAAGACCCCACATGTCAAAATAAATCATGGAGAATGGAAACACTTGATAATCTAATTTTTGATGAAATCAAAAAGCTCTCGCTTGACCCTGATTACATTACACAGCTCCAGCCAACTAAGAAAAAAGATGACCTGCCAAAAGAAATTGACAAAAAGATAGCTGAGATTGAAAAACAGCTCTCAAAGTTGATGGAACTCTATTCTCTTGATGGCATCTCTCTGGAGGTTTTGCAAAAGAAAATAAGTGAGCTTAATACAAATAAATTGAAACTTTCTGAGGAAAAAACAAGAATATTGTTAGATGAGGAGCAGGAGCTCACAAAGGATGAGGCACTAAGATTAATAAACTCTTTTGATGCTATTCTTGAGGCTGGATCAATGCCAGAAATCAGAGCCATCCTGCAAGCTCTAATTGATAAGATTGAGATTGATGGTGATGACATCACAATCTTTTGGAAATTCATTTGAACAATGTTTGTGCAATCTTTGTACAATGATTGTTCAAGGTTTGTACAACCCACGAACAAAGAAAGCGCAAGGCTTGAACAACCTTGCGCTTTTAGTTTGTTATGATATAATTTTTGCTTGGTGCTACCAATAAAAGGTAGGCGGTTAGCCCTCACCAGAGGGTCAACACCCTCTGAGTAAAAAGGGGGTGGTATCATGGTTAGTTATAGTGAGCTTTTTGCTTACACTCTTGTCCTAATTGGACTCGCAACCTTGATTTTGAATAATAAAAAATAACCGCCCAAGTCCCAAATTGTACGGTTATTTTCTATAACATAATAATCTGGGCTAACCGCTTATCGGTAGCACTGTTTTTGTATGTTCATAATAACATTATCAATATTGTTTTGCAAACAAAAAGAGCTATCCGACACCATGAAAGGATAGCTCTTTTTTACAGGGTTTTTATAGATTTCTTTTGTATGATAACATTTTTAGTATCTTTTGTAACTCAATCTATAGTTTTAGCCTCAAAAAGAGACATAGTTTGATAGTTATTTTTGAATTTGATTGTTATTATACACAAAAACAAGGGCTGTCACAATGGACAGCCCTTGCTTAATGAGGGGTTTTACATCTATGAACAAAATCATAACAGGTGAAACGTAAGAGACATAAAAAGCCTGTTATAATTTGCCCTCTGAAATTAATTTTTCAACTTTGTGCTTTATATAAGAATTTCCATGATTCTCAATATAATGCTCATAGTTTTCCCAGAATCTCTCTTTTTCTGTTTCTGAAAGCTCCCTGTCCCTGTCAAAGTCTGCAAGGCATCTGGCAAGATAATTCTTGCATGATTCCATTTCAACTCTTGTGACTTTATCATCAATGTCATCCATTGACTCTTTGACAGGAGCAACTTTCTCATCAAATTGCTTGCCAATCCATTTCTTGAGGCTTTTGTTGAGATATGCTGAACTTGACAAGATACCCACTATAAGCCCTAGACCAATTGAGATGTCTTTTAATGTGATCGCATCCATCAGCATCACCTCCAATGACCTTTGATATGTACATTGATAGTAATGGTGCCTGTGTCACCATCTCTGACAATCACAAGTGAACCTCCTGTGATGGCTGTTGCTTTTGCTTGTGCAATCCAGCCAATGTTGATGTCACAGGTGTCCATTGTTGCGTTGATGATGGCATCTGTCACATTAAATGGATATGTCACAGCAACTGTGCCTGTTTTGAAACTGCTGGCAAAAGTTATCCAAGATATATCCGAACTATCAAAGGTCAATTTGCCCCAGAGCTCACAAGCTCCTGAGGAATATTTTGACCAATTCCATCCACTTGTTGAACCTGTTGCAATAACATAATCAGCAAGCTCCTCATTATTTTTTGGCTTTAATATCCCATCAATAGCCCATGATGTGTTGAATGCTCCTGAGATGCCATTTTGACCAAATTTGATGCCTCCTGAATCAATCTTGATAACATTCTGAGCATTCTCTTTTGGAAGAGCATCAACCACAAGTATTTTGTCTCCCTCGAAAATGACATAGGAACCTGCCAAAGTTGACCATATTTCATCTGTGGCTCCTTGTAGCATCTCTTTTGAATTTGTGTTTGCCTGTGCTGTGATTGTACCAATTAAGTCTGACAAAGTGCGCTGGAAATTTCCAAATTCAATCTCAGTGTATTTCTCAAGTATACAATCATATGTATAGGCAATGACTTGTGTCATGATGTCAATTCCAAGCCTCTCATCAATCACCTCTATTGTGTCACCTATATCTGTGGCCTTTTCAAGATTAGCTTTGAGAGTATAGTTGACCTTTGGAATACAATTTTCATCCAAATATGCTTGAGCTTGATTTCTTAAATCATTTACAAGTGCCTGCTTATAAGCTGATTCACTTGGGTAATCATCTTGCGCAATATCCTGCTCAAATTCCACAATTTTTGTGTAGGGTATTGCATATTGAATAGAACTTGAAATGTAGATGCTTGCCAATGGATCAACTGCATTGAGTAATGTTCCATCTCTTCCAACAGGTAAAATCTTTGTGACTACATCATCCCAATTCTCTTCACAGGATATATCCTCAAGATTTTTACGATAACGAACAGTAACACCATTGTCCTGTCCAATTGAGCTCAAAATTTGAATTGAAAAATTGTTGCGTACCAAATGACCACCCCAATGTTCCAAGACAATTGAAAGCGCATCATATAAGCTTTTTCTAACAATTCTTGTTGAGGCAATTGTTGTGATGTCTGAGTATGTTACAAAAGGACTTGAGGAATCTGTTCTGTTGTTTATCTGATTCAATGCATCATTGCAATTCTTATCTACAACATTTGTGTCTGCTATTGCATAATTCTTGGAATCATAAAAAACATGATATGCTTTGACAGACAGCTTTGTTTTTGATTTGAGAGGATTTGAAACTCTGAAAGCCTGCTCTCCCTGAGGGGTGTTGGCAACAATAATATTTCCCTCAACAATCAAATCTACATACTCAAGACCACACTCAATATCAAGATAAAAGTTACCATTATCCTGCTTATAAACTTTGGCTTTTAATGGCTGAATAACAACGTCACCATTTGATGAGAATACTTTGTCTGTTTTTCCAAAGACTTTAATCATGTTCTCACCTCATTCCCTTACTCTGTTGGCTCCTCTTCCTCTCCATCATCAGGATTCTCAGGCTCCTCAGGTTCAGGTGTTGGCTCTGGTTCTGGTTCTGGCTCAGGTTCAGGCTGTGGCTCAAGCCAAACCTCCTTTTTGATTTCATTCATAAACTCATCAAGCAAGATTGTTGCAATCTTCTTGGAGCCTCCACCAATAGAGCCAAAGCTCTCATGGAATTTGCGTGTTGCTGTGTCAATGTCATCATAAGGTGTGAGTGTTCTCACCTCTGTGTCTTTGGATGAAATAACAACATTTACAAGATAAAATCTACCCATTTTATACCTCCTTAATTTTGCATATAAAAAGGCACCCCTGAGGGTGCCTTTGGTTCTAGTTAAGCAACGTATTTGTCATATTCATTTTTTAGATTACCTGTGCCTCTATAATATCTCATTGTGGTTTCAATTGATGTGTGACCCATTAGTTTTTGAACCACGTGGAGTGAAACACCTCTGTCAATCATTCTGGTGCAAAATGTAGCCCTAAATCTATGAGGATGTACTTTTTCAACCTTGGCTTTTTCTCCAACAGTTTTCATCATTGCCTCAATTCCTGCCGGAGTAAGTTTTCTGTTTGGCTTTCTGTTTGTTGTAAATACATATTCACTTGGCTCTTTTCTTTCTTCTAAATATCTATGAAGATGTAAAAGGGCTTTCTCATTTGTATAAACTGTTCTAAGCTTGTGACCTTTTCCAATTATCCTGATAGCATAAGTATTAAAATCAATATCTGCTAATTTTAGGTTGCATACTTCTGAAACTCTGCATCCTGTTGATAGTAAAAACTCTATGATGGCTCTGTCTCTGAGTGTACTACATGAGAGAAAGAGTTTTTCCTCATCCTTTTTTGAAAAAATGGGCTCAGGAATAGTATCACTTTTAATCTTTGGTAATTTCTTGAGAGGACTCTTTTTGATAAGCTCCTCATCCTCTAAAAAGAGAAAGAAATTATTAATATAACAAACCATGTTTTGCATGGATGTGTTGGTTATTTGTCTTTGCGCCTTATAAGACATCAAATAAAATTCAATATCCTCTGGAGTGATGTCTGTGGCTCTTTTATCTATTGCCAACAGGCATCTTTTAGTTTCTCTCATATACTGCTCAATACTACCTTGAGCAATACCACTAAGACTCTTTTTGATAAGGAACTTTTTTAATAATGCCTCATTAAATTCATCAATTGTGGCAAGTGCATATTTTTGTTGTGTTTCAGTCACATCATAGTCCACTAGATTTTTTATCAATGAACCTCTGATAATCTGTAATTCACTAGTACTAAAAGTGGTACTCAAATCAACCAGCACATTCTCAATCAACTTTAATTTATTCATG